TTTTCTTTAGGAACATCTTGAGATATAACCGCTTCTGGTTTATCTTGAGTTTCCATTTTATCTCCAATTTCGACATCCTCTTCTTCTTTTACAGGTTCTTCGACTATTTCTTCAATTACCGGTGTTTCTTCTTCTTCTTTAGATTCAACAACGGGAGCGGACTCTTTATCGGATTCTCCTCCTTTAATTTCCACCTTCGGTATATCTCCGGATGATTTATCATCAGGTATTTCTTTTGTTTCTCCGATTTGAATGGCATCTTGTTGTTTTTCTATTTTTTCTTCAGTTTTTTCAACTGGTTTTGATAAATCTACTTTTATAGGTTCATCACTTTTTGCTAAGTTTTTAGGTTTTTTAACCTTAAGCTTTCCAGCTTTCTCTTTTGTTTCTGACATAATATAATATAATAATAATTAATAATAGATTAAGAAATCTCATCTATTTCTTCTCCTACATTTTGTGTTTCAAAATCAGTAGGTAATAAATCATTCTGTCTTTGATTTATCATTTGAGACTGTTGACTAGCTTGTATTCTAGTTCTTTGATCTTTACGGTCTTCAATTTGTTTTTCTTTCACTTTTTGGTTTTGTAAATCAGCTTCCTTAAGCTTCATATCATATTCAAATTGTTGAGCCATTTGTTGTTCTTCAATTTGAGCAGCTGTTTGCATTCTTTGTATTTCAAAATCAGATTTAGCTTGTTCAAACTGAACATTTGTTTCATTCATCGCTTGAGCTTTTTGAACATCTGACATTGCTGCTTTCTCTGCAGCTTCAGCATTAGACTGAGTTTGAGCTTGAATGTTTGCCATTTGAGCTTCTTGATCAGCTTGCTGTTTCTTCATTCTCTTATATTTTAACACTTGATTAGCTAGCGTTAAATTTTTAATTTCTCTAATATCAATAGCATCTTCAAGGAATATTTGATTTTGTTGTAAAGCCATTTGAATATTTTGCTCAAGCATAGCTTTTTCTTCTTCTTCAGGCTCTAAATCTAAAAATACACCAAAATCATATAGATGTAAATTATCTATTTCTTGTAATGTAGCAACATTAAATTTACCAATACTAGCTTTTAATGAATCATTAGTTAATTCAAAATCCAACATATCTGAAACTCTAAGTGATATATTTTCACATGTCTTCAATGTTAAATATAATGCAGCATTTAAAATATGTTTAGTTGCTGTATTAGAAGCATTTGCTGCCATCTTTTGTAAACCAACTAAAGCATCTTTATCTGGCATACTACCATCTCGCGCTTCATTAAGTCCGGTTACATCTCTTATCATTTGTAAATAATACTGATAAGTATTAATTAAAGATCCTATTTTACCATTAGCACTTGATGTTTGTAATTCTTGAATAGGTACTTTACCTCTGTTTGGATCACCATCTTGAGTTAAAGATCTACCAACTATACTACCAGTTTGGAAATACATATTAAGTGCTTCCTGTGGATTATAATTAGTACCATTACCTAAATCAACTTCCGCTAAACCATCTACATCTACAAATACACCATCTGGTACCATTCTAGCAATTACTTGTTGTAATTTTAAAGAAGTTAATTGAATCATATCTGCAAATCCTGTAATACGATTTACTAATGAATCAATTCTACCTTGATACATATGAGGAGCTACAATATTATAGTTCATATTAACTTTCGTTAAATCACTTTTAGGTCTGGTCATATTAGTTGCCATCTCCCATCTTAACATCTGCTCTACACCTAAAACTTTAGCACCACTAAATAATACTTCAATTGATCTTGATACTCTATCAAAATTATCACTTGGTGGTGGGTTAAAAAAGTCAGGTTTTTCTAATGCTTTTTCTAATCCTTGTTCTGTATGCTTTAATTTAAATACTTGATCTATATAAGTTTTGTATTCAAAATACATAACTTGTACTAAATCATTGTTGTAAGGTCCTCTCTGATATCCTTCTCTACCGGGATATTTTTGAATCATTTTTAAATCTTCATTAGTTAAATCAGGAAATTCCTTTTTTAACTCAGCTAAAGTCAATGATTTAATTTCACCTACATAATATATATCTTGAAAATTTGGATCATTTGTATATGACCAAACCATATTAGCAGGATTTACATAATCTACAACAACACCTTCAGATTTATTAAAACTAGTTTTTACAGCTCCTATACCTATAGTAACTATATCTTCAACTACTCTTTTCTTAGTTAATTCGTATTTATTAAAATCTAATACATTATTAATTACTTCTTCTTCAGCTATTTCAACTGATTGTTTGTAATTTAATTGCATATGAACTTCTAATTCTTCTTTGTTTTGAGGTAGATTAGCTGGATCAATTGAACTATATATATCAACTCCTAAATTTTGTTTTATGCTATCTAACAATGGTTTACTCATCATGTCTCGCATAATAGAGTTTGCATAGTTAGTTCTCTGTTTTGTTGAAAACGGATCTTGAGCAAAAGCTTTTATATCATAATCTTTAGACGCTATACCGTTAACTACTATATCTACAAATTTAGGTATAATAGGAACTGGTTTCCAGTCTAAATTTAAATAGCTTAAGTCACCGTTAATCGATAACTCATCTTTGTATTTTTGTACAGATTGCTCTCCACGAGCATACAATCTTAATCTGTTAAAGTTTTGATAACCAGTGTGCCATTTACCACTGTTTATTCTACCGCCTCTAAACCATTCATATTCAATAGCTTGCCCTACTTGCAAACCATATTCCCAACTAAGCTTTTCTGCGACAGGTACCACCTGACTAGGAAAGGAACTATTAGTACTCGTATTAATCATTTATTATTATTTTTGATTTAGTGCCTTTGTTATCATATCTTGAAAAATTTAAATTAACTTTTTCTTTAATAACTTCAGCAACTGGTCTATATTTATTTTTGTTACAAGCCATTATAGCTAAACCTGAACTTATCGAAGCATCAAATTTAGTTCTATTGTTTATATCAAAAGCGGCCCAATCTTCTAATGTTCTTTGAAAATACATTGATCCATATTGTTCGTTATTGTAACCTACAAAACTTTCAATATAAGATTCAATAGCTGCAGCATGTGCTTGTTTTACATCTTCGCTTGAGTTAGGTATTCCACCAACTTCTTTTTCAGCGACAGATAACTTGTACATTGTTTTATCTGGACGATTCATTGAATAACCTCTATAACCTCTTCTTTTTAAATAATATAATAATCTAGGTTTGTTATTCTCTGCTAATAGTGGCATACCATAAAAGTATAATGCCATTAACACATCTTCAAAAAACATATCTGCTGTTTGTGGCCGTGCAATATATTCTAAAAAGAATAAATTAGGTGGACCATCCATTGTAAATTTTGTTAAACCATGAAGAGAACCTTTTGATCCTCTACCGTCTACTGTTCCAGATATATCATATGAGTCACATCCAAAAGCACCTATATGCTCATTTGCTGGATATTTTTTACCATGTTTTACAATATGTCTGTTTTGTTGATGTACATCTGGTACCCATGAAACAAAAAATCTACCTTGTTTACTAGGAAAGAATTGTACACTAGTATCTTTAATCCCACCTTCCCATTGAAAATTACCCTGAGTTATTACTCCAGAGTATTTCAAATCTTCGTTATAATCTATTTGTTCGTAAATCTTTGTTAAATTAAACAAAGACTGTTTAGTCTCATCTCTGAACGCATGTTTTTCAGTACGTGGAAACTGTCTATATAATTCATTAAGTGCGTCTGGGTCATTCTTAAGGCCATCTACCTCATTCTCCCAGTGTTCAATGACACCGATTTCAATCTTTTGACCATCGATTCCTTCAACTTCTTGTTTCGGAGTGTCAAAGACAGGGTATCCATAAGAATCAATGTATCCCTCGTAGTTCCATTCCATAGGTATGAACAGAGAATATAATCCTGAGCTAGTCTGTCCATTGCGGTTTCTTTTGGTAACATCTGAGTCATAATAAAGTTTTTTGTAGTTTCTACCACCTTTGTCAAGAGCATTACTCGTTGACCCCATCATACATTTACCAATAATCTTACTACCTAATCTTAACGTTGTTTTGGTAACTCTCCAGTTATTGAGAATATTTTCAGGTTTTTCCCATTTTCCCGCCTCATCATGTACAAGTAACGCAAGTTTTTCTCCGTCATAGGAGTTATCACCAGTATTTTTCCAGTCGATTGTGGTGTCAAGCCCAATGATTTCTTCAATCTGCTCATTTGTATCCAGCTTTTTTCTAGTGAATCTGGAAGCTGGAACCCTGTAGGCAAGTTCGGTTTTCGGTCGGTCCATTCCATCTTGGATCGGTTTGAAAAAGAATGGGTAATTAACCGAGATTGGAACAATTTTATCTGTGAACATTTTTTTAGCATCTGCACCTGATTTCGATAAGACACCGAATCTAGCGTCGCTAGATATTGTCGCAAGGTTGACCGTTTCCCCTGACGCCATAAAAGAAAAGCCACTTCGTCTATTTTTAAGGTAGCACATTCCATAGCATCTTGTATCAGCTTTGCACGCTTCCCAGAAAATGAAGAAGAGTCTATTTGCTTCTCTAAAATCAGCTTGTCCGACATCGATCTTTGACCATTGGAGATACATGTAGTGAGTACCAGTAAGATAGGTAGCAACACCTTTATTGTAGAACCAAAAACCTTCTTCACGTCTTTTAAATTCATTATCAATGTATTCATGTAAATTTTGTTTGAATGTTTCTGGGTAAGCTTTCCAATCAAATATAGTTTTGATTTTCTTTAGTTCTGGCCTATGTTTAAAAACCTCCCAATATTGTTCTGATTTTTTATCAGATCTTTTGTATGGATCATCTATAGCAGGTAATGCTATCCTAAGATTTTGGATTTCATATACTTCACCAATTTTACCACTTTTTGATATAACGATGACATCATGTTCTTTATTGTATCCATATTCCCATTTTTTATATCTATTTAACCTTTTAATTACTTGAGGTTTAATAGGTTCTATTACTTTATATAATGTTTGTTCGTACATTATTTAGATCTTCTTTCAGCAAAACCACTAAAAGTATTATCCTTCTTTTCTGTAGGTTTGTTGTCTAATATATTTTTTTCTTCTTCAATACGTGTAAGTATTTCAAACGCATCAAATATAGCAAGCTTTTTAGTTGCAGCTGCATTTTTTAGTCTGTCA